TGCAAAACGGACATTTTCAAAGTCGTAAGCATACTAGCACTAGATGGTTACACGATGAAACAATAGCAAATTGTAAACCCCAATGTATAAAGTGTAATTTATATTCTGAGGGTGAAAAATGGATATTTGGCAAAAAGTTGGAGGCAGAATATGGCGTAGATGCAGTACAACAATTAGTAGCACTAAGTCACAAAAGTGTTAAATACTCTAAGTCAGATTTAGAATATCTGATAGAAATATACAAAGACAAACTAAAAAATTTATGTGTATAACTATTTATTAACACCTTATAACATATATACATTTTTGCGTATAATTCCTATGTGATTGATAATGAGTTATTTACACAATTAAGAAATGTAGCATCTAAGTTTATACCTGCAAAGGATTTAGACGATGTAACACAATTAGTATTTGAGCAAATACTAAGTAAGCCAGATCAATTACAACAACTTATAAAAAACAAAAAAATAAAGTATTATTTTATAAGATTGTGCAAAAATAATTACTACTCTAAAACATCTAGGTACTATTATAAGTACGACAAAGCATATAAACACATTAGTTTTAATACTGATGTTATGCTAAAAATATCTAAACAGAAAGCACAAGATTTATATTTTATAGAAGATAGCGATATAATAAATTCTATTTTAGACGATTTGTATTGGTATGATAGAGAGTTATTTAGGCTATATGTATTAGGTGATGACGATGGTAACAAGTTTACATATACAAGCCTTAGCAAAAAAACAAAGATTAGCAGAATGAATATATATTTAACTATAAAAAAAGTTAAAGAATATTTAAAAGCAGAATTAAAAAAAAGGCATAATGATATATGACGATTTACAAAGAATAGTAGGTTACGGCTTATCTGTTATAGAATTTTATAACGAAGATAACCAATTAGAGTATATAGCAGATTTAGACAATTTGTATTTTGACGATGTAGATATAGTTTTTAGAGAAAATGATGAGCCTATAGGTATTATAAAATTATATAGATATGACAAAAAAAATGAACGCACCAAACATAATGGTAAAAAGCTATAACTACTTAAAAGCCGTCAGTAAAAGAATATTAGGCGGTTTTGAAAATGTAGATGAAGTAACATACTATGACAGAGCATACATTTGTAGCAGATGCCCACACCTTACAGAAGATATAGAATGTAATGTATGTGGTTGCCCTATAGAAACAAAAGCGGCTTGGAAAACTGAAAAATGTCCTAAAAATAAATGGTAGATATAACAGAAACACAAAAACAAAGAATTATT